CCCAATGGCAGGCTCTAAGCTAGTCACTTTCACATCCCGTGACCCTGACTGTGTAGCTTTCATCAAATGGCGAGATCCAGAACTCGGACAGTGACTGAACCAGGTGGGTTTTATACTCAGTCTGGCTCAACTTTCACTGAGTCATCATGGACCCGATATACTGGGACCTGTGCTGACGAAGAGCTCACGCCCGGTGTTGATCATTCCCTCAATATCAATCAGACATTGTGGGAGGATCTTCAACCGTTGCATGGCATTTCCGATAATGGATTATCTGTACGGGTTTATAACCAGTACAGTTCGCCTGTGAGAGCGTGTATCAGTCTAACTGCTACACCCTCACTTCCTGCAGTTCGCGGAGCGAGTACGATAGCCACAGAGTGCCTTGCTAGGACTAATCCTAGTAGACCTATTGTGTCTATCCCTAACTTCCTTTACGAACTAAAGGACCTCCCTGGGATGCTTCATGATATCGGGAGACTCAAGCAGAACTTAACGAGAGCGATTAAGCAGCGTGACCTTAAAAGGTACGCGGCTAATCAGTATCTCGCTGGAGTTATGGGTTGGTCTCCACTTATCGATGATCTCCAAAAGATGCTGTCTTTTCAAGACCACGTTGACAAACGTGTTCGCGAATTGACTCGTCTTTATCAGAAGGGAGGGATGAAACGTACGTATAGGAATAAGACTGATAGTGCGAGTGCCCAGACCAATACTCTCAATAGGAATATTGACAGTAGAGGCTCGGCCTCTGTCCTCTGTAACATTTCTTGTGTTAGAGAGAGACAGTCGTGGTCCTCCGTAAGGTGGATCCCGACCTCGCTACCTAAAGACTTATCCAATGACGCTTTGAGGCGAAAAGCTCGTGACCTCGTATTTGGGTTGAATATTCAACCTCAATACGTTTGGGATGCTCTCCCATGGTCATGGCTTATCGACTGGTTCGGCAATATGGGTGACTACTTACGTAGTAACTCATATGTCGTCCCTGCGAAGAGTAGTACGGTATGCGTTATGCATCACACGACTACCACGCACATCGTCAGCCGCGCAAACCCGAGTGCCTCTGGCACTCCGGCGGGCGGGTACGCACGACGGACCGTCGACGAAAAACTTCGCTTCGTGTCCGGAGCTGCACTAACGGCTAGTCTACCGATCTTATCGCGTAGACAAATGTCGATCCTGGGGGCGTTGCATGTTCAGCGTCTCCGACGCTGAAGTGCATTGTCAACAGGAGAAGAACGACTATGCTAGGTACATCCCTGACGGTGACCCTTGACGGTTCCGGTGGAACTGCTAAGGTCTTGCCGCTGATCAACCAAGACGGCTATTCGGCCGAGTATTTTCTCGACGATGGCCTCGTTACCTACCGGGCGAAAGTCCGGCATAGTAGCGATACTGTCAAGGCTGGTACTCAGGCCTTTGATCGTCACACTGTGACTTTTCAAAGGTACCTGAAGCCCACCACGACGGCGTCTGGCAGCCTATCGGAAGTGATCTTCACTATCCGTAATGATCCCAATGGGACCGCGGCTGACATCATCGACGTGTCCGAGGCCATGAGCTTTTACATGGTAAAAGCTGGTGGCATCGCGGCAAAGTTGCTGGGCTGGGAATCCTAACACGGGTTCCCTTCATCTTCGCTGAAGAGCTCAGGAGAAGGGAGTACGTAGCCGTAGATGACTATAATCCTTAACTGAAAGGACATAGCATGAAAAGCTACGTGTCGTTTCTTCAGGGACTATACCGTGCAATCTTGTCAGATTTGCACGATAAGTACCCTTCGCTACGAACCGATATCAGGCGTGATGAAAAGCGCTTGCTATCCCTCATCGAGTCGAGAGGACTACCATTTTTAATGATAGACCTCCCTACTGTAGCTAAGCATCTTGATAAGAGCCTGGCTACTGGACTCCTTACTCCAATTGCTATGCCCGGTTTCCGCGCATACAAGAGGGGGGCTGCAATCCCAAGACTGTTCAAGGGGTTGTGGCTACGAGTCTTCGATGATAGTGGCTGCTTGCTGTCAGATCCTGATGTGGGGGGCATTCGCGTTCTGCGTCAGCTCTTAATGCTGGCGAAGAAATTCGATATGCCCTGTCCAGAGTCTTCGAATTGGAAATCAATCGATGACTTCTTCAAGATCGACCGAGAGGTCCGTCGTCCTTCCCTTCTTTGGGATGACGATGATCCTTGCATTGATCGCATCCGTCATTGCCATTTTGGCAATGATAGCGTTCATGCTTCTGGACCGTCGGGACTTTTTCCCGATAAGCCAGTCTCGAAGCCAACCCTCGACTACGATCGAGCCGACATCCTTCAAGGAGTCTGCGACATCGTCGCCGCGGGATTTGGAAGGTTCATACCTTCCGATTGGCTAGGCAAGCACGGACCGGGTGCGGTTGCAGACCAGCGTCATACTCAGTTTAAGTATGACTTTCCAAACTGGCCTGCAAAGCTAGAGGCGGTATTCCCTGCTTCGGATTTCGCATTCGCGAACTACGATGCTTGGATCTATCACCTTAACGGCGACGCTAGTGATTCGACTTTACTCGTCGAACACGAGCCACCTTCGAAGCTGATTGTCGTTCCAAAGACGCTGAAAGGTCCGCGGCTTATCGCTGCGGAGCCTGTTAGCCATCAATGGGCCCAACAGTCTCTTCTTAGGTTCTTCGCCGATCGCGTCCATAAGTCTCCACTGAGGTACTGCATCGATTTTTCGAAGCAAGAACTTAACGGGCTTATGGCACGTGAGGCTTCCCATACTGGGTCGCATATGACGATCGACTTATCATCGGCGTCAGATCGACTGTCTTGCTGGGTAGTTGAGCGTACTTTCAGGGCTTCGCCCTCGATTGTAGAAGCTCTCCATGCCTGCAGGACTCGCTGGGTTATAAATCCAGTCGACAAGAAGTCTCCGCGATACTCACGTATCCGGAAATTTGCTTGTATGGGTTCCGCGTGCACCTTTCCTGTGCAGTCTATCGTATTTAGCTGTATAGCGATTGCGTCTGTCCTCGCTCTGCGGGGGCATTCTCCATCGCTGTCCTCTATCACGGCAGCTGCTAAGGAGGTCCAAGTCTTTGGTGACGATATAATCGTCCCCACTGACTGTTGGGAACTTATTCAGGGATACATGGACTATCTCGGTCTCGAGATAAACCAAAGCAAGACTTTTGGAACAGGAAAATTCCGCGAGTCGTGCGGGATCGACGCATACGATGGCCACGATGTGACCCCCGTTTACGTTCGAGCCTACCCTGAGTGGTCCCGG